TCATCATCAAAGATACTTGCACAGACCCCTACATCTACTGCGGTCCCTCTCCACATCGCAGGGTTGCTTTGTATCTTGTGTCCTGCAACCTTCATGAGCCAATGACAAGGACTAGAGATAAACTGGTTGATTGAACTTGGTGATAGGTGTTCTACACCGTGTGCTTCAAACGGATTATTTTTCATAGTAAATACCTCATATTAGTTGTTTCATTTAATACGTAATGGGATTATAATGCCATTTTGGAATAATTACAAACACAATTTGGGTTAGATAATGAAATTAAAAGAATACTTAACAGAAAACAAATTTACGCATATCAGTTTCATTAATGCAGTTGAGCAAAAAACAGGACACTCTTTTTCGCAAGGTGGTTTAGCTAAATACGTCATTGGTGCAAGGATTCCTAGAAAAAAGGAAATGCAGGTCTTGTATGATTTTACTGATGGCAAAGTAGCACCTAACGATTTTTACCTTTAATCATGACAAAAACAAGTCATCTGGTCATCATCATTGAATAAAGTCTGTTGCTGTTTACTTATATCTAATAATTTAATATAACTAGGTCTATCTTTTCTAAAAGTTGCTCCAACCTGTTTTTCTTTTTCTATCCACCAATCTGCTAACTGCGGTCTTTCTCTGAGGATAGATATTGTAGTATCCATGCCCTTTAGGAAACATAGATCACAGTTTCCAGCGGGTGTTTTACCGTAAGCATTGGTTAAATTGAGATCAAAGTTTTGTTTATTCCAAAACTCTGTAACATCTTTTACTGTATGTTTTGCGTCATGCATAGGTAATACATTTTCCCAAACTTCATAATCTGATGCTTTTTTTGCACTTGCAATACGTCTAGGCTCGTCATAGCGTAAGCCAATAACATTGTTCCAATCCTTATACCCTTTAATGTTTTTCATAAAGCGATACATTACTTTGATTTTTAATTCAGAGGTACAAAATCTTGTAACAGGATTAGGAAGATAAGGTCTTTTTTCTATTAATAAATCAAATGGCTCTCCTTTCCTACTTGCAGTTTTATAATCTACAATCTTTGTTCTCCAAATAGGTCTTTCTTCGGCTATCTCTAACTCTAACCAATTAATATGCACTCCCCACTTCTCAGACACTGCATGCACAAAATCTAAAGTTTCAGGTGCTTCTTTACCTGTATTAGCAAACACCACATAAATATCATCTGGTAATTTACCCCCATATGCATGAATTATGTTATGCAACATAAAGCCTGATGTTCTGCCACCACTAAAACTTATCAGAGCTGGACTGTTTATTTTGTATGGATTCATACGTTTATTTTACTCCAATCATCTAGGTCAATGTTTCTCTCAACAAAGATTCTCCTGTCGTTGTCGTAGAAGTATTTAACTTCTCCGATAGCACCATATAGGTCTTGCTCCCTAATCTTACGAGTTATGATCTTGGTTGAATTCTCATCAAAGTCCCTATGTATGGTCAGCACTGCATCTGCCTGATTGTGCCAGTGGGCAGCACCACTGATGTCGTATGCTGACGGTGGTGCATAACCACCTTCTGTAGTCTTGGGTAGCTTTGTTGGATGAGCAACAACCCACATAGTGACATTGTAGTTCCTTGTGAACCTCTTACACGTGCTAATGAAATCTCTGATGTGTTCATCTTCCCTTTGATTGCCTTGTCGTTTGGCATTGACCTCATTGTAGGGGTCTATGATCACTCCATTGACTCCGTACTTTAGGACAGAGGATTTAGCTATATCCAAGATCAGATCAATGTCAGGTACAGCATCCCTAGTTTCAATAAAGTAGAAGTGCTTGTCCAAGAACTCCATAGCCTTCATAAGATCATTAGCATCCATACGATTAGTAAAGCCATCATCAAATCCCTTCTGACAATACATCTGCAACATCCTTCTAATGTGCATACTGGTAGAGTGTTCAGGAGAAAAGATTGCAAACTTCCAATCATGTTTCTGTGCAAGATTAAGAAGTATCTGATCAAGCATAAGCGACTTACCATGATTGGGTATGCCAGTAACAACATGGAAAGTACCTGTCATGATTTTATAGATTTGATCAAGTGAACCCATGCCAATCTCTATAGGTTTCTCATAGTTGCCATCATAAAGGTCTACGATCTGATCCAAGTAGTCCTTTGTCTTGTAAAGACCATCTATCGGATAAGGTATTGCATTGTCTATGATCTTCCTCAAGGCATCCCTGCCATGCTTTACAAGAACCTCATTAGCATCCTTGCATCCCTCAGGTGGTTTAACATACCAACACTTGTCCTTACCGAATCTGTGTAGGATTTCTTTGTGTAATGCACGACCTGCAGAATCATTGTCTGTAAAGATGATGATGTTGTTAGCTTCAAGGGGTGAGTTCTCAAGAGCCTTGAACCTAGAATCATTAGGATCAAACTTAGCTTCCTTACCTGCACCATCAGGAAGGCTTGTAGCATTACTGAACCCCACCTCTGCAAGAGAGATTACATCCATCTCACCCTCAACAAAGATTACAGTTTCGGACTTGTAGCAGTTGTCATAGTTGTAGATGATTCTTTTCGCATTAGGTGATTGTCTGAACTCCTTATCAAAACTACGGTACTTGATATTGGCAAGTGATCCATCAGAGTCAAAGTACTGGAAACCGATCCAACTGTTCTGCATAAATATCTTCATGTTATCCACAGTTGTTTTAGCAATGCCGCGACCCTTAAAAAAGTCATATAGCTTTTCATCTCTGACTTCTTTTGGTGGCTCAGGTTTAACGTATTCTTTTTTTACAGGACTAAAGCCACCATCTGTATGACCACCCTTCCAACCACAGTGATGACAGTTCCAAACAACACCATTACCACTAAAGGTTACTGATAATGGATTGTCTTTAGGATTATGTGGTGGTTGACACTGAGGACACTTAACCTTTTGGTTTCCCTCTCCATGATGTTTAACATTGATGCGATTCTCATATAGAACTGAATGTATGTCTTTCATTTTATCTCCTTACCCTGCGAGGGTATTTAATGACTTCTTCATTTCAACTTTCTCTTCCTCATCCAAGTATCTCTTTTGGTTTAACCAAGTAGAACAATGTGGAATGAACTTTTGATCTGTATTCTCTCTCTTATGTTTTTGTGCAAACTCTTTTACTTTCTCTAATAAGACCTCTTTGGATACTTCCTTGATAGCTGACTTGTATCTTTTTAGAGATTCACTCTTACTAACCTTTCTAGGATAGACTTTCCAAAATTCCTCAAACGCAGTATTTATTTCTTTAGTATCTTCTTTAGTATTGGGGGGTCTGTGGACACGGGGGGTGGTAGTCTGTTGACCCTCAGGGGTCTGTAGACCACTACCTAGTGTTAAGGTATATCTATTGGATATGTTTCCACCATCTTCTTTGTATCTTGGGGTGATCTCTAGTAACCCCATCATTGCAAACTCTTTGACAATCTTACCAATGTGCTTTGGGTCTTTGATCCCTGCAATCTGTCCGATGTGTTGGTAGGAAGGGAAACAGCTATTGTTTTCGTCTGCGTAGTTAGCGAGTATGACCAAGATCAACTTTTTAGTTGGTGTTAATCCCTCAATCTTGAGAGCCTTGTTAAGACAGTCTATTGACATAGAGTTAGATCATACTCCTAACTTAATTTATTACAACCCTATTTGGGTCACTAATTTTTTTTTATTTACTTCCTCTTGTCTTGATACTTAACAACAGCATCCCAGACAACATTAGAGTCATCTAATTGGTTCACAGGCAATATCGTGACACCAACATAGTCTTTGTCCTCAGTCGCAAATTCTTTTCTTAACGACTCAGCATTAACAGCACCTTTGTAAAAGACCTCAGACAAGAGTTGTGTTCTTGCCTGAGTCCATACAGTAACGTGAGTGTACATAGGGATTTCTAAATCAGTCATGCTGTCACCTCTCTGAATGATTTAGAGTTACAAATTGTATCCCATTTAGAACGTGAGATACGTTTGTAACCACGACCCTTAGTTAGTCGCCACGCATGGGGTCGTAACTTAACCCACTTCCAACCAATGGTCTTGATCTCAAAGATTCTATAACCACAACCTACACCTTTGACATCATGAATGTCATCATTGTAGAACCAAACTAAATTAAAATTTTTCATTTTATTCTCCTCGTTTTAAAAAATTCATTTAATCAATATATCCATTCTTACCCAAGTTGGGTCTTATGTCAAACATTGAGTAAAAAAATATGTAAAAAAAATTGTACAATAAATTCCAAAATGGGTTTACAATGTCCTTAATAACATGAAGGTGAATAAATGAAAATATTTAGAATTAGAACTCTGGTACAATACGAATCTTACATAGAGGTAAAAGCTGACAACTGGAATCAGGCTGCAAAAAAAGCAGAACATCAAACCTTTGATAATATGAATGACGATTATCAACCATCAATAACACAACACGAGTACAACAAAGATACTTTTGAGGAAATATCATGAATGTACTAAGTTTATTTGATGGAATGAGTTGTGGACAAATTGCACTTGACAGACTTGGAGTAAAGGTTGATAAATACTATGCGAGTGAGATAGATAAGTTTGCTATAGAAATAACAAAGAAGAATTTTCCAAACACCATACATATCGGAGATGTCACTAAGGTGTCTGCAAAAGATTTGCCTGAGATAGACTTAATACTAGCAGGCTCACCTTGTCAGGGTTTTAGTTTTGCTGGTAAACAATTAGCTTTTGATGATCCAAGATCAGCATTATTTTTTGAGTTCACAAGATTACTCAAGGAAATCAAACCAAAATACTTTTTGTTAGAAAACGTAAAAATGAAAAAAGAATTTTTGCAGATTATCACAGAACAAGTATCAGCTTGTTATCCTGAATACAATGATGGCAAAAGTTTATTTGGTGGTCTTATAGAACCTATACTTATCAATAGTTCTCTACTATCGGCTCAAAACAGACAGAGATGGTATTGGACTAACATACCAAATGTTCAACAACCTAAAGAAAAAGGTCTTGTATTAGCAGATGTATTAGACGAGTCTGCAGAATGGGGAGATGCACCTCAATATCTAAAAAACAAATTAGATGGAAAACCACGTGGAAACAGAGTAAAAGAAGAGCAAGATAAGGCTAATTGTCTAACAGCTAGTATGTGGAAAGGTCAAATCCAAAGTTTTGTTAAAAAACCAAAAAGCGAATTTGAACAACAGCTTAGTAAAATGACAACAAGTGATGGTAAAGCATATTGTTTAACTGCAACCTATAATGCAGCTGAGCCTAAAAATAGTATGGAAAGGAGTCAAAGAAGTATGATTCCAGTAAGAGCAGATCAAGAGTTACCTAATGGTATAAGTCTTATATATAACAATGAAGGCAAATCTTTAAAACCTGAAAGGGTAGGCACACATATAGAACAAGTAAAACTTAGAAAACATGAAGTAGATGTTGAGGGTCTACAAAAGTTGCTAAGAGAGAGTAAAAGACTATCTAAAAAAACCAATAAAATTATCGCTGATCAAACTGATGTACAAGTCACAAAAGTAGAGCATTGGTTTAGGACTGACAGTGGTTTTGCAATCCCAAGTGAGGATGTTTGGCAAAAACTCAAAGAAGTTCTAGACATATCAACAGACGAATTTGATAAACAGATAATGGAATTTGAGTACAAAGATAACACCTTTGAAAGTACCCAAAGGGTATATGGAGATCATGGCAAGTCACCAACACTTACAGCTTCTAATGCAGATCAATTAATACAAACAAGTAACTCACCAATACGTATTGGAACAGCAGTAGACGTAAGTGGACATGATATGAACAGAAGGGTTTATCATCCAAATGGTAAGTCCCCAACAGTAGTGACAGCATCAGGTGGTAACACTACACCTAAAGTCATAGTCAAAACTTAC